GAGCTTATAGAAAGGATGAACGATCCAACAGTGTCAGATGAGGAATTCAACGTCATGGAGAAAGTTGGAAGAATGAGGAAGGTCCAATGAGCGAAATGTCACAGCAAGACTCGGTAAAAATGCAAATCGCGCGAAAAGCTCGCGATGCTCGCGAAGAGAAACTGGCCTCTAACTCTACGTTTGATTCTGATCTCTTGGCAAACATAAGAGCAAGCAGAGAGGCTAACAAAAAGGCAGGACTGACGCCCCAAGAATCGCCGCTGAGTTACGGCCAAATGTTTTCGATGGCATTGGCCAACACGCCAAAAAGTGCGAGTCAGTTTGTCGAAGATACCTTTGCGCCAGTGCTGAGTCCTTTAGAAACAGTGGACAGCATATATACATTGGGCAAGGGGTTGGTGCAGCTTGCCATCCCTGGCGAACAGGCCGACGAAGAAACCGCGAAAGCAGTAGGCACATATTTTGCCAACCGCTATGGCGGTCTTGAGAATTTTAAGCGCACATTTGCGAACGACCCTGTTGGCCTTCTTGGTGACGTATCTATGATCGTCACAGGCGGAGGTACTGCGGCAGCCAAAGCTCCTGGGATTGTCGGTAAAGTTGGCAATAAGGTCAAGCAGGTTGGTCAGGCGATCGATCCACTTAATGTCGGTGTTCAGCTCGCTGGGGCCACTGGCCGTGGTTTAAGTGCTGCTGTGCCTGCGGCTATCGGCACGACAACAGGCGCTGGCAGCGAGTCGATAAAGCAGGCCTTCAACGCCGGCAAGGCGGGTGGTGATCAGCAGAGCGCGTTTGTCTCGAATATGCGTGGCGAGGAAGACCTTAACGCGGTCGTCCAAGACGCAATATCCGCTATGGGAGAGATGCGCGCAACCAGAGGAGAAAACTTTAGGGCGGGTAAAAGCGCTTTAGAGCTTGAAACGATTCCTGTGAATCTGGATGGCATCGCTGCTGCTTTTGGCGATTTTGCCAAAGGCTTGAGCTTTGAGGGGATGAGCGAGCTCTCCCCGAAAGGCACGGCAAAGCTTTCAGAGATAGGTCAAATTATCAGCGATTGGCAGAAAAGCCCCGGCCTTCACAATGCGAAAGGCCTGGATATGCTCAAACGCAGGATCGACAATGCGTACCCCGAAGGCATCAACCCTGGCGACAGCGCAATGGTCGCAGCGACTGCGCGCGACCTTGTCTATAAAGAGCTGAACCTCCAGGTGCCTGAATATCGATCGGTCATGCAGCCCTATGAGGAGGCCGTGCGTCTTGAGCGAGAAATGCAGAAGGCCTTGAGCTTGGGCAAGCTTTCAAGCGCTGACACCATCCTTCGCAAGCTCCAGAGCGTGATGCGTAATAACGTCAACGCTAATTTCGGTCAGCGGTTGAGCCTGGTCCAGCAGCTAGACGACGCCAGCGGTTACTTCTTGCTGCCGCGACTTGCGGGTCAAGCGTTAAACAATGTGGCGCCACGCGGCTTGCAAGGCGTGACTGCAACAGGTGTTGGCGCCTCAAGTATCACCAACCCTGCAAACTTAGCTGCTATCCCGTTTATGTCTCCGCGAGTAATGGGCGAAGCTGCAAATGCCGCAGGTGTTGCTGCGAGGAAGGTTCAGCCAGCGGTCGATCTCCTGGCTGGGCCGTTAAATTCAGCGCAGCAAGCTTTGGCGCCGTTCAGGTCTGAGATCCAGGGCGCCGCGATGGGTAGCAGGCAGGTCGGTCAGGCTGCTAGAGTAGCCGAAGAGGATCAACTGTCGCGAGAGCAGCGCGCACTGCTTGGTTTATAATCGTCGCTGAGATTGGGTTGGGCGGCACGAGCAGTGCCGGTTCGACCCCTCTTTTTTTGGATTTGCACCAAGATTACACCAATCTAGCTAAGAGTCCCTTAATACGGGCTCTTTCGACCCCGGCCCCGGGCACCATTCCCCTCTACACTTCTCTACACTTATCTACACAAAGCCCCATAAATAAAGGCTTCTAGGCCTTTACATTCGCCCGATAAAACACTTAGATACACTCCTGTACATGTTTTTACTTGTTCAATTACACCAAATTGCACCAATAATTACACCAGGAGCGGGTATGCAAGGGACTTATCAAAAGCGTGGAAATCGTTGGCGAGCAATAATTATGGTGCATGGTCGGCGCCGTTCAGCGACGTTTGATACCAAACGCCAGGCTCAGGTATGGGTAGCCGAGATGATCACCACAGATACTGGGGTCGCGATAGCAACTGGCACGCTGCGTGAGCTCTGCGAGCGGTACAAGCGAGAGGTGAGCGAAAAAAAGCGAGGCGCGCAAAAGGAGCGGATTCGGCTGGACATGTATGCTCGCAGGTATCCTGAATTGTTTGATCGTAAGCTGACCAACGTACAGCGAGAGGATGTCGAGCGTCTCATCGATGATCGATTAAAAGAGATCGAACCAAGCACGATGAATCGCGATCTGAACTTGATCAGTAATGTATTTAAGTACGCCAGGCGCTGGCGCATGATGACCCGCAATCCGATGGCTGATTTGATGCGACCAAAAGACCCTGAACCACGCAACCGTCGAATTAGTGTAGACGAGATAGATAAATTACTGGTCGCGCTAAATTACGCCGATGATCAACCCATAACAGCGCAACGTCAAAAAGTCGCGATAGCATTCTTGGTTGCGCTGGAGACGGCCATGCGCCAGGGAGAGCTTGCAAAGCTAACGTGGTCTGATGTGCATCTTGACGAGCGCTATATATCCTTGCCTCATACAATCACAAAGACAGCCGTATCTCGCAACGTGCCGTTGTCAGCCAGGGCAATAGAGCTGATACAAAGGCTCGACCATGAAAAGGAAACTATGCTGGGCGTCTCTGCCGGCGTTGTAAGCACAATGTTTAGGAAGGCTGTCGCAGATTCTGGAATAGAAAACTTGACGTTTCATGATGCTCGGCATGAGGCGACGACAAGGCTCGCGCAGAAGCTTCAGGTGCTTGATCTTGCTAGGGTGACAGGTCACAGAGACATTAAGCAATTGATGACCTATTACAACAAGGATGCGCGAGAGCTCGCAGATCTGCTTTAGCCTTTGGCCCATCGAACGATATCGGCCTTTAGCCAAAGAGCGCCAGTGCCTCTTGTCTTTGGGAACCCTGATTGCTTCGCAAGCTTTTCGGCAAAGTATCGTTTTTTAAAGTGCAGGTAGTCCGCGCATTCTTTTGCATCCCATAAGACCTCGCTTTCTTTTGGCGCCTTGCTCATTTGCAAAGCGATTTTCTCGGCAAGCAAGTCGTAGTCTAAAGCCAGGTCCATAACGCGCCCCCAGTACAAACGAGCAGGGTTGCAAGAATAATAATCTTTGCCTGGTCATCTGCCTGACAGTAATTATCGCCCCAGCGTCTTCTCTTTAAAAAGCTCATGATAGATCCCCCTCAAGCTCTTCGGCAAAAGTCTTAAACTGATGCTCGTGCCGAAACATATCGTCGTCGTTTATGTCCACCTCTTCCATGCTCATCTGAATAAGCAACTCGGCGTAGTGAATGATCTTGCGCAGATCATCGACAGAGTTTTTGTGCTTTTTCTTCCATCGACATGCGTACTTAACGATCGATGATTCGCAGGCGCCAAGGCCATTCTTCTGGCAAAAATAAACTGGCTGGATGGCGAAGTCTGCGTAATGAGATCCCCCAACCTGTCTCTTAAATGCAGACATCATGCATCTCCTTTTTATCCCATTTTCGAGCAAGCCAGAACGATGCTCGCTGCCCTTGCCACATATCTATATCGTCTATGCTGTGAGCGATTCGGCACTTCCGGCAGATCCGCGTATGTACCAGGATGATGGTGCCGCACATGCACTTCATCACTCGCTCGCTGTCTTCATTGATCTTAGCCAAGAGCGTCTTCCCATTGCTGACATTCATTCGGCATGCGGACAAAATCGACAGGCACAATTCCGTGGATGCGGCAGAGGTCTATCGTCAGCATGATGCACTCGTAACAAGCGTGCTTGCGCGGCAGCAGCGGTAACTCAACTGGCTTTTTCTTCTTCACTGAAACGCTCCAAAAGTCTGAGGATGTCTCGCAAGTTGGTCGCGATCTCATCTTGCACTTCTAAAAGTTGATCGAAATCTTCTGTCGTCAACTCGATAATAAACTTGCTCATCCGGTAACCTCGCCGCTAAAGCTTTTTCTCAAATGGTCCACCTCTGGATCGCCGATCACCTTGATGTCGATCGCTCGACTGATTTCCTTGCTGCTCCAGCCACCTTCACCACCATTTGAAAACGAGTGACCTGTCACCGTGTTCTTAAAATCAACACGATCGTCGGCGCTATCGAAGGCCTTCGCCCAGTTAGCCAGCAGGTCAGGAATAAAAAGATGATCAGGGCAGGCCTCTCTCTGCTCTTCGCCGGTCAGGTTCTTCTTGTGCTTTTCACAGGACCATCGAGCGTCACCGTCAGTCTGCGGGGTTGCGTATGCGCAGGTACGACAACTCAGCGCTGGCGTTTGAAAGCCATGACACAGAGCCTGGTGATCGCAGAACTTACACTTGTAGAACGCAGCGTCAGTGCTGATACCTTCAGGCGGTCGATCGCTCGTGATGATGTGCTCGGCCTTGCGTAGCAGGGCATCTGCGTGCGCTGGATTGTGCTCAACGCGCTCGAAGTACAGCGAGTCGTCGTTTTTGTTCACTGCCTGGTAGAGCGCCCGAGGGATGTTCATCAGGTGCATATAGATCTGCATCTGGCTGTAATGCTCGGGCTTCGCGACAGCAACGCCATCCTTTACAACACCCTTAAACGACTTGTCGTTATGCGTTTTCTGCTCGCTAACATGGGGCGTTTTTGGCGCCTCTGCCACGCCCATCAACACACCGTCAAGGCTTCCGCCGAAATGGCCCCCAACAGCCTCCACGCGCCACTGCTGATTCATGTCGGGGTCCACGTCCCAGACAGTTACACCAGCCAGCCGCAGAAGATGATTAAACCAATCCTCCTCGCGCTGACCGCGAGCAAACAAGCGCAGCAATCGTCCGCTGTGCTTGGTCACTGTGGTCCAACGAAAGCTGTACCACAACTCGCGGCGGCACTCACGGCCAATGATCGAGGCGCCGAGGTGATACCGGCCAGGTGATGATCCGGAATCGTCCTCGACTGCGCGATCCAGCAGCGACAGCGTAGAGTTCTCGTTAGCTGGGATAGCGGCCATCGTTATTCCCAGGGCTTCTTGCCGGCGGGGGCGTCTGGTGCTGAAGTCGCGACAGCACTTGCCTGCGTAGCTGGCGCAGGCGCAGCCTGTGGAGACACCGGCGCGTAAGCCTTGATCTCGTTGCTTTCCATATAGCCATTGGATGGCGGTCGGACGACAACCTTGATCATCGCCATCTTATCGTGCAGCTCTTCCGTGTCTGTGATGCCAACCTTGCCGAAGGACCGGCAGATCGCCGCTAGATCTCGCTGCGCGATTTCTTCCGCTTTTGGATTTGGGTTTTTGATATTAAGGCGATCCCAAATCTTTCGGCTTGCATACGGTCCCTCTTGGATCTCCCAGGTGAGCTCGATCATCTCGCCGGTGCCAGCCTTCGTCAGCCGCACTTCGGACGACAAGATCATCGCCTTGTACATGCCCTCTTTGATGACCTCGTAATTTGCTGGGTCGGATGGTGCCTCGATGCCGTCGGTTGTAAAGCTAAATTCGGCCATGATTAATTACCTCTCTTGGTGGTTGTTTCAATAATTGCTGCTTCAAATGCGGCCCAGTTAAAGTCGATTTCGGCAGGAAGCCCATATCGATTCTTTGCAATAAAGCCTGGCGTCTCGGTAGTGCAGAGCACGCGCTCGCCGGTACTGATGCCACGCACTCGTGTATTACCAAAGCCCTTGTCTTCCTTCTTTGTGATGACCTTGTGCTTCGCAAACATCACGGCATCGACGCTCTCTTGAATCAGCCCCGAGGCCTTTTGATGCAGCTTGATCTCATATCGATCGTAGGTGTCGGAGTCTGGGCTCTCAAACTTGCGGATGTGCGTGTGAGCGATCAGGATGATGGCCATGCCTTTTCGATCGCGCAGCGTGTTAATGGCGGCGAGGAACTCACGCCAGAGGTCCAGGGCCATGACATAGCCCTTGCCGTAGCCAAGCTTCTCGATGCTGTCGATGTTGTTTTGCTCGCACACGACCTTCCAAACTAACGGCTCCAGATGATCAAGGCTATCAACGACCAGCGTTTTATAGTCGTGCTCGTGCTCTATCAATGCAGCGATCGACTCGAGGCATTCGC